CTTCGATTTTCTTTAAGTCAAACTCATATCCTCTTCTATATATCTCTTTTTCATGGTCGATATGTGCTTGAAGCATTTCTTTCCAAGTAAATACTTTTGGGAAACGTCCATTATCAAGCATTGTAAAATTGATTGAGTAGTGAGATTGAAGTGAAGTATTTTTATATAGATACTTTAAAACCTTATTTGGATTTGCTTTTTTAGCTAAATAGATTTTAATGAGAGGTGTCTTTCCAGTAAGGTCATTAAATCTATCAACTCCTGGATTTTCTTCTCCATTGATAATGTCTTCAAGCTCACCGCAAATTGTATTTGTATAGACTCCATATGGTATCTCCGTTACTACAAAACAGTTTTCTTTTTTATCAAAATCTACTACGCTGCGCAGCTTACAAGCGAAACCTGAACCCTTCTTCATTGAAGCCTTCACATCGGATTCGTTTAATAAGATGGCGCCGGTGGCAAAGTCAGGCGCGATATAGATTTCTTCAAAATCGCAGTCTGGATGGAGCAAAAGATGTTCGAGCGCCTTGTTCATTTCACACAAATTGTACTGTGGAATTGAGCAAGCTGCACCAACCGCAATTCCCATAGAACCATTACAAATATTATAATAACCTTTTGATGGCATTACTGAAGGATAAGTATCAGTGTCATCATAGTTAGCTCTCCAATCAGCGATAGTATCTTTGTTTATATCTGCAAATATTTGTTCTGTTAATTCTGAGAGTCTTGTTTCTGTATAACGTTGGTGCGCCCAATTCCCACTTTTCATTAAGTTTCCGCAGTTGCCGTGTATATCAACAAGTGGATAGCGCATAGCAAAAGGTTGGCCAGCGCGCATTAATACCCCAACCGCAGAAGAATCACCATGAATGTAAAAACGAGCAAGCGAACCAACCGCTTTTAAAGTTTTCTTATATGGTTTATTATGATAAAATTTATCGTCATAAAGTGCATATAAAATTTGACGTGCGGATGGCTTAATACCATCCCTCACATCTATTAGTGCGCGAGACTGTAAAACCGCTCCCGCATATTGAGTAAAAGACTCATTTATTATTTGATTTAAATCACTCATTTTATTCCCTTATTGTACTAAAATCAATATTATTCATTATAAATTCTTTTCTTGGTTCTACTTCTTCACCCATTAGCTCATAAAGTAAATCAATAGCATTTGGTGTATACTCCATGACTTCTAATCTTTGACACTCTGAATTAAACATAGAAGCCTGTGCAGTTTCTGGGCTCATCTCTCCAAGTCCCTTGTTACGAGTTAAGTCTCCCTTAATCTGTTTCTTCTTCTTAGCTTCTTCTAATTCACTGTCGGTAAAATAATAAGTTTCTTTACCTTTATTATTGGCTATATAAAGTGGGGCGCGAAGCCAGCATAGACGCCCTTCTTTTATAAATTCTGGTGCGAGATAAGTTAAAGCTGCCATTATTAAAAGACCAATATGATAACCGTCCGAATCAGCATCGGTGCATATACCAAGTTTACCATAACGAAGTTTAGATGCATTATATTTACCAGGTACAATATTCATTGCACTAAGTAGAAGTTTAATTTCCTCATTGTTGAAGATTTTTTCTTCTGAATTTGATAAACAATTAATTATTTTTCCACGTATTCCAAGTAATCCATACTTTGTATAATCACGTGCTTGAGCCATCGCGCCAAGGGCAGAATCTCCCTCGCAGATTAGAAGCGTTGAGTTCTGTCCAAGAAACTCTGCATCTTTTAGTTTATCCGAAGCAAAAACCTTTTTCTTCTGATTCTTTTCAATTTCCTTTGATGCTTCGAGAACTTGCTTGCGCGCCCTCTCTGCAGCACGTTCGGCTTTAAGTTCTTTTGTAAGTAATTCCACTATTTGGTCAAACTCATTTGGATACCGGCGCGCAAAGTCATCCAGCATTTGCGTAGTGCATCTTTGCGCCAACCCTCTTAGATTTGGGTTTGTAATACGGCTCTTTGTTTGTCCATCATAAATTGGGTCTTTAAGATTAACTGAACAAATGTAAATTAGTCCTGCGCGAGCAATATCTCCACTTCCAATGTCTTTGACTTTCTTTTTAAAGAAATTTGTAATTGAAGTCTTAATTCCTGTAATTGGAGTACCACCATTCTCGTTTTCTCCACCGTTTGAAAAAAGATAGAATTGTTCTTTTCCAGTAGTCCAGTTAAGAATGATTTCGATGTCTACATCGTCCTCTGTAGTTTGAAGATGAATTGGATGTTTATGGATACGATTTTTTACCTTTTTATCAGCAAAATCCATAAGTCCATTTTTACTTAAAAACTTTCTTTTTTCTTTTGTTTCTGCGTTTGTAACAATGAACTCTACATTTTTATTAAAATAAGAATACTCTTCTATTATATTACAAATTTCATCAAAATCAAATTTTATCGGCTCGGCGCTGAATACGTCTTGACTTGGCTTATATTCAATATACGTTCCATACGCACATCCTGGCGCCAGAGGTTTCTTTTGACATTTATCCCACTTAGGAACACCTTCATAAAACTCCATATACCATTCGGCGTTATCTCGGTAACTTGATATTTTAAACCAGTCAGATGAACAACATGTCGCAGCACTACCTGTTCCATTAAGTCCTCGTGACTTACCTCCATATGCATTATCATCGAACTTGGCGCCGGAGTGGTTTTCGGTTAAAAGATTTATCATTACTTCATCTGAAAAATCATTCGGTCCATGTGGCATTCCGCGACCATAATCTCGACAACTTGCCCAATCTGTTCCTATTGTAATTTCTATTTTTGTTGCAGTTGGACAAACAAGTGCTTCATCTGTTGCATTATTTACTAATTCAAGAAGCCCCGCAATAACACCGGTATGGTCTGCGGAGCCGAGATAAATACCTATCCTTTTCCTCACACCCTCTCTAAAGGTGAGTTGTTCTATTGATTTGGCATTATAATCCATAAAATCTATAGTGCCTCCTGTATTATATTTATATTTTCAATTTGAGCTTGGCAATGAATGGAAATATCACATGCGGCAGAACCATTTTCATCGTCAAGTGTAATTCCCTCAAAAGCCACTTCCAAACCAGTTGGTAGCCAAATAGATAATGTTTCTCCATCTGTACCAACTATTTCTACTGATTGTACATCTTTATTATTTTGAATTATCTTCATTAATTTGTATCCTCACATTAATTGGTGCGATGTCTTCTGGGTTGACGTTTGGTGGCACATATCTATGTGCAGGGCGCCAGCGCCATCCGTTTTTCCATACAAGGAAATAGGTTTGCTGAAGCGCATCGTAGTAGTCAACCGCAAGAATTGTTTCGACCTCGCCCGTATCTATTCGTTTTGCTTTAAACACTTTCAATTACCTCGAATTCATCGACTCCAGGAATTAGGGCGCAACCACCGGCCGTTGTATGGATTTGTCCCATATCATCAATGGTGCGTACAACGCCTTCTTTTCCACTATACTGAGGTTCACCTTCCATATATATAATTCTAATTTTATCTCCAACTTTTATCATTATTCATTCTCCATTTCTTTAAATTTAACCCTATCTGAAAGTGTTCCTGCACATCTATCACAAAATGGACTTACCCAACCTTTAGAAATTTTAGTGGCTGGGCGCCCACAACATATACAGGTGCGGTAAGAAAGTTCTTCATACTTGTCAATTATGTTTTGAAGTTCACGATAAATTGATGAAGGTGCGCCTTCATCGTACCACCTCAAAGTTCCATATTTTTCTTTTACTTGTGCAACACGATAATCGTAAAGATATCTGCCTTTTATTAGAACTTTTCTAATTTCCTCGCACATCTGTTTTCCGAACGCCTGTCTCCATCCATCTGGTATATCGTCAAGATAAGTATATGGATATTCTATTGGTTTATCAGTTTTCCAATTTCGTATTATAAGAAAAGGATAGCGTTTACAAATACGCTTATATTTCATTTTAATTTGTTTCTTTTTAATTCTTTTGTTCATTAGTCCCTCCAATCTAATGA